AACAATAACATTAGCACTTGTTACAACATTACCAGTAACAATAGCGTCACGTGAAACAACAACATTAGCACTTGTTACAACATTACCAGTAACAATAGCGTCACGTGAAACAACAACATTACCACTTGTAGAAATATTACCAGTAACAATAGCGTCACGTGAAACAATAACATTGGAAGCTGCTGAAATATTACCCGTAACCGAACTATAACCGGCAATAACCAGATTACCAGAACCCGAAATGTTTCCACCTACAGATGCATTTCCAGAAACAACAAGATTGCCTCCGGATGTAAGATTTCCGCTAACGGTTATATTACCTGAAGCAATGACATTGATAGTAAAGAGATTATTATCAAGATCTGCAATCTCGACTCCCATCTCATTCGTTTTTAGGCGCCATTCTTCAATGGTATCAAAGGTATTTACTTGAATTGTCATTTCGTTTCCTGTAAACTTTTAACTATTACTTGTAACATGTCTTTAATTTCTTTGACATCTTTTTTAAGATTGTCAATTTCTTTGCTATTATTTAATGTAGACAAATGTTGACTTTTTAATCTATCTCTGTTAATTATATAATCTTGATAACCCTTTCCGTCTCGATTCACGATGGCATTTGAGTGTGCATCTCGAAACAGATTGGGGTTATCTTTTACTTTTTTTAAGGGCATGCTATTATTCTTAGATCTTTGATCGATGGAACTTGAGCATTATTTGAAGACCTAAATACAATTTTAACTGTAACTGCAGTAAACAAAGGCAAGTCGTCAATCTCATAATTCACATCATAAAATGTTCTGGGATTTTCGCTCTTTTGTATTGGGAATAAAGGTTGTGCTAGAATATAATTTTCTTGTCCCAAAAGTCTTTGTGATCCTTGAGGTAAAATCTTATAATAAACATCAATTTCACCCTCTCGAGGCACATTTGAACTAAACAGAATTTTTAAGAACTTCGAAGGATATTGTAAAGTCACTTGCTTAGTAACATATTTTGCTGCCGCTGAGCCGCCCAAATACGCTCTTTCATCAACAAACGAATCTCTTTGAACTAAAGTAACGACATTCGATGACACAGGTTGTGTTGCGAATGTGTAATATACTTCGACATTTGCGTTACCTCTTTCATCATTTGTAACCCGCGAAATAATTACATTAGCGTTAACACCTGCATTTGAGCTGATCTGTAATGATTTGCCTACATGTAGAGTTCCAAGAATATTTGCTACTACCGGATTATTTGTTGTTATCAAATTACCTGAAAGGGCAATATTCGAATTAGCAGTTAAAACATTTGAAGTGTCATGAACAAACAACACATTAGCTTGTGTAACATTGTCTATTTTGTTTGACACAACAATAGCAGATGTTCTGTTTATATCAATGACAGGAGATAAATTTTCTAGAGTAGAAGAAAGTGTAGCAGTGATTTCTAGAGACTTTCTTGCCGCACCAGAAGGTGCGTTTTCGTTTAATGTTGACTTAACTGCTTTGGGTGCAGCAAAATAATTATGTTCATTTGCTAGAACAGGTATTGAAAGTTCTTTAGCTGCGGTAGCTACATTTCCGGGAGTGACATTTGCTCTAAAGGAAACGTCGGTACCTGTGAAATTTCTAAATTCAATAACAGGTTGTAATAAGCTAAATACTAAATCACGTGTTGCTCTTATATTGCTTGAAGTGTGAGATATAGATCTATCAGCAATATTACCTACTGTAATTGTATATGAATCAAGTAAAACATTCCCAACGGTGTGAGTTGCGTTAACGTTACCTGCTGGGATATTGTAAGCCCCATCAAATCCTGTTATTTGAACTGATGACCCATTTGTAAATCCATGAGATGGATGAATTACAGTAACGACGTTTAAATTTACTTTAAATTTCAAGGCATTCACGGGTAACCTTTGGAAAGGCAATGATTCATTGACAACTGTAAATCTTCCAGTCGTTGATGTATCAAACTCAGCTCTATACAAAGTAAATTTCAAATCCTGAAGTTGATCCGCTGTCCATGTAGAAGCGTTTTGTGATTTGAATAAAACACCTGCATAAGGCTGTTGAGAAATTCTTCTGTCTGTACCCAATTCATTTTGACCCAATTCAGAAATCCAAACTTTATAATTAATTGAATCAGTATATAGAACAATACAATATTCTCCGTTTTCCTCTACATAAACAGGACTCTTAAATGTAAAGGTTGTTGCAGTTGAAGCATTTGTAGACGTTGTAACTTCTTCTGGGTTCAAGGTTACTTTTGAGAAAGGGAGAACACGTTTACCTGGATATCCGTTTACAGTGTTACGAATTTCTAAGGAGACAGGTAATGATGAATCTTTCGATTGAAAGAAAATATCAACTTTAGTTAAAAAGCAACCGTTTTTAACGTCAATCAAGAATGTTTGTGCAAGCGGATCATACCAACCCGTATCTGCAATAATTCTATCTGCAGTGTCAGTAACAGTATCTGTTTCTCTTACAACTTCACGAACAACTTCGGCGTTTCTAACAGCTGCTATAGTTGATTGTCTTGTTTGTAAAGTGCCGACCGCACTGTAATTAACACGACCTTGAGTTTCTGCAAGAATCTTGTTATTGTTAGGATCATCAGAGAAAACTAATTCTCTAACACCTGTTCTAAACTTTAAAAAGCTAGTGTTAGGAATAAGAAACGTTCCAGCAATATCACCTGTAGCATTTGTTAAAATGTTTGATCCCATTTGAGGTGCAGTAACAGTTGCACTTAGAGTCGCCGATGCACCTGAAATTGATCCTGTAACAATATCAGCTTGCAACAATGTACCTTTAATATTGGTAAGATACATTACATTTCCTGCTCCATAATACGTCAGAACACCACTACCCGGAGTATTAGTTAATGTATTAGCAGTGGGATATCCTGTTCTTTGTGAAACAAAAACAATATCACCTTTATTAAATGCGCTTTGGTGATTGTTTTCAACACGCCTTGCACCGAGTGCAGCTTCTTCTGCGTATTGTTCGGCTGAAGATTCAAAGTCAAACTTTCCAGACACACTAGACACACCAACATTGGATGCAGGTGTTATATACGAATTCACAGGTATTTCATCAAAGAAAGCGTGTAATCGTGTATTAGGTTTAAAATTTCTTCCAACAAAGGCAATAAATCTTGATCTAATAAAGGGAATTGTAGCGGTTGAAACTATTCTATCATCAACTGTTCTTCTATCAATACGGGAAACAACAGTTGTTCGAACACCTTCGCGCGCTATTCCTCGTTGAGTAGCAGTTTGTTGACGGAGAACTTGTCTGATTGCCATTTTTTTATTCTTTCCTTTTTTATTACCAACTTGACCAGTTAGGATCAACTGCAGGCGGAGCTTCCCATGCTGTTCTTATTCTGGCTTGAGTTGCTGAATCAGACATAGCAAATATTGTATCTGACCACAATCCGCCAGCCCCTCCACTTGTGGCCCAATCTTCACCTGTGTATGTAAAGTATCCTGCAGGAGAATAACTATCAACAGTCAAACCTGTAGTGATTGTTGAACCTGTCCATTGTGTTTGCCATGCATTCCAAACAGTTCCTAAAGATCCTGTGGCTTGGAGTGATGCAACCGTTGCATCAAAATCACCCTCTTGGTTTACAATAATGTCAGGCCTTTGCTCAACTTCGAACCATTCATCGCCAGGAGGATTTAATGTTATTGACCCATTAAATGATGCAATTGCAAAAGGATTGATGTTTTCTGTTTTTGATGCAAATGACTGACGCGCTAAAACTTTATGCGTATATTTAAGAGTGATCAAATCACCCGTGACTTGATATCCAGATGTGCTTCGCGTCGAAGGAGACTTTTCAATTAAGTTAACGTTTTGCATTGTATGGGTTGGACGTAATTCGTTATTTTCCATATCAACTGCACAACGATAATCTAGAGAAGTTACCTCTCCTACTCCATGACCTTCAAAATTATCAACAATAAATCCGTTCTTATATCTTTCTAAACCTAAAGAGTCACGAATTGATAATGACGCCGTATCTTGTTCTAATAGGGAAAGGGCTGTGTAATACTCTACATTTTGTATTCTTTTTTCAAGCTCACCAATATCTCTCATCGTGTAACGCTTATTATCGATAAAAGAAATATTGACAGCAGGAGGCGAGGGTATTGGTGTATAAGGTGCTAAATTTAACTTATACAATGTCATGCCTGTAGCTGGATTTTCAGGATCTGCAGGCACTACAGAAGGTGCCCCCGCTGTGGTAAATATGTTACCACGTAGGTCCATGCTAATTTTGTCTATTCGAGGTAAATAGTGTTCATAATTTACAGTTAAAGGATAATTTCTGTGAGGTAAGAAAGATGATTGGAACCCCGAACTTCCTTCTTCTATACCTGTAACTCCTGTAATTGTTGATTCAAGAACAGGCCTGAAATCCAAAACATCAGATAATTTAATATATCCTCCGACGATAGGTATATCCTCATAATTAATATTACTGTAAGAGCTTGCATGAAAGTATCCATCTAATCCACCACCATGAAGAAAATAACGATAATCAATTCTTACATTTCCTCCGGGGGCGGGAAATCCAGTTTTTCGTGTTAATCGCGATCTTTCATAATGTGTTGGTCTTTGCCCGCTATCAAACGTAAACCAATGAGTTATATCTACATTCCCTGCTAAATTGTTTGCAAAGGTTCCGATTTGTTTTACTGCATCAATTTTATAAACATCGAAGTTTTCAATTAAAAGAACAGTTCCTTTAGCAGCATCATTTGTAAGTAGTTGTGACTTAATTGTGGAAGTCTTAGTGCGTGCAGCAGCAGCTGATTTAATTGGTGCTAAAATTGTATAATCATTAGTTCCTGTCAAACCGTTTAAAGAAAACCCTGCACCCCCCGAATTAACTGTTAAAGATGTTGCTAATTGTGTATTACCATTATCGGTTCTATTGAATACAACCACATCATCAAGAGTCATGTTTGAAGGCACAACATTAGCCGCATCAATAGTTACCACACCAGGCGCTGAAGCGGTTCTTTCAAGAGCTTTTAAATTATAAAACACTGCACTCGATGTAGATTTTATAGCATCAAACGGTAAAGAAAACAATGCAGGAGTATACTCTGGTTCACGCAATACCATTTCTGCACGATAGTATCGTGAATTTGTTGCTGATATTGCTGAGGCTGAAAGTGTAAGTGAGTAGTCGTTTGTAATTGAGCTAACTTTTAATATCTGTTTTGTTGAATCAATGTAAATATAGTCGCCAGCTTTAAAGTCATTGAAAAATGATGTTCCTTGACCGGTAACAGCTGTACCCGAAACAGAAACCGTTTGCGGTAATTCTACATAATCTGTGTTAAGCCCGGGATTTAACTCATACAATGCAATATTAGCACTAAAAGTTGTTGTAGCTCCAGAAACAGCTTTTATTCTCTTAACATCGCGCTTAAAGCTAAAGTTTTCATTAACGTTTATGTTAAATAGTGACAGTTTAAATACTGCATTAGCTAGAGATGCATTTCCTGTATGATAATAAACTCCGCGAAGTTTAGCGCTTCCAATCTCAGTTGTTGCCTCTAAATCAGAATATAATTTAACATTAGGAAACTTTGAAAAATCAAATGTAGATGCAGCCACACCCATGTTTACATCTGTTACTAAGGCGTAGTTTCCTATAGTTACATCTATTTCTTCTGAACTTATTGCGCGCGTGTCACGTGTCTTTGATACAGTTAAGTATTGTGTGGCGATTTTTTCAATTTCATATCCGTTAATATACGCCTTTCCTGGCTCAATACCTACAGATAAATTTGTCTCCGACCCAGTCAATGAAAATCCTCGATTATATGGAGGATTTTCTGTATATAACCATTTAACTGTGCCATCACTAACTGCGCCAAGGGTGTGTACGGGTGCTGTTGCACCTGCAGTACCCGAATCAATAGCGACATATATGTTGCCGTTATTGATAACAACATCTTTTCTCAAATAAGCTGCACCTTGTGCCCATTGTCCTCTATCATTGTTTCGATGTTCACGAATCTGAATTCTAAAGGGATTAACTGTATAGTTCCCAGATTCTTCGAATGTTCTTCTTGCAAGAGTTTTTTCAAGAATATTATACTGTGTTCTGTTTACTGTTCTTAAAATAACTCCATTTTCAATTCGCGCAAGTTCAAAGAAGTCTTGGTCAAATTCAGATGTAAGAGAAAGTTTTGATAGTACAAGCTCCATCTTATAACGATCTGCTCCAGGAGCTGACTCATTAGTTGTGCCTATAGAATTATCATACAATGTTTCATCGTCTATTTCTGTTACGATTGTTTCTGATAATGTTAATCCGACACGATAAGATGGTGTATTTGTATATTTTTCAAGAGGTATAGTTTGTGCTAAAACTTTAATAAAGTTATTGTTAGCAAAATAAACACCCTCTTGTATAGCGGCTATAGAACTTGAAAATACAGCTTGAGTTGCATTCGTAACAAAAACTGTGCTTGTACCTTGAATCGTGATTGTTTCAGATGTTGTAAATTCGTTTGTTACAAAATTAGTACCTGTTTTTGTAAAACGAACTATTAAAGTAGGAGGATCATCCCCTTCAGCGTTTAAACCTAAAAGTACAAGAGCCTCGACTCCTGTGCTATTCCCGACAATAATTTTATTTTCGCCATCAAATAAAGTAGATAGATTAGTTGAGCCAACGCTAGCAGTTGTTAATTTAACAGCTTTTACATTTTTGTCAATTGATATTTGACCGGGAATAACCATAGCACCTTCTTCGAAGAAGTGCTTTCCCATTCTTTCAACCTGCTTTTGCATAATAGTTTGCAATTGCGTAAGTTCACGCGCTTGCACTGCCACGCCAGGTTTGAATAGAATTCTATGGAATCCCTTATCCTCGTCATAATCATCATAATAAGGATTAACATTAAAATTAATTGTCATGGCTTCTCTTTAAAATTCTATAACTACGAAAACGTCTTCTACTTGGTCAGTAGCTCTTGTAATTACATTTCTATTATCTATATAGATAATTTCGCCCGATCTAGGATTAACAGCAGCATTACCTAATTCAAGAATTTGTCCAACACCGATGCTATCTACATATAAATTTTCACCATCTAAGAACGATTTAAAGTTCGCTTCTACATTTGCAGATGATGTTTCTGCTTGAATGTAATTAATTACATTTCCTACATAACTTACAACCGTAGCATTCGCACCTGAAGTTATTCCCTTTAATGTTGCACCTGAAATTAATTTATAAGAATTGGTTATAACACCATCGATAGTTACATTCGAATACGCCCTTAAAAGAGTATTTGCTGTAGTCAATGTAGGAACTTTTTCTGTTCCATTTAATGTGGGATCTTTTAAAACGCCAATTTGTCTAAATTTAAAATTTTCTACAGGAATAGTTGGTGCATCTGTTTGTTCAAATCGAACATTAACCATTGCATAAATAGCACCCAATTCATCATAAGTATCACTTCCGTGCCCGCCAGGCGGTGAAAGAATCGGTTCTATAACTACGTTACCCAACCCATAACTAGTACCAGTTCCTAGAGCTATTAAACTTGTGATCTTAGATTTTGTGTATGAATTTCCATAAATGTTTACAAAAACATTAGCGACATTACCATTAGCGATACGAACAGTTGCATTGGCAGTGTCATCACCTGTGCCCACAATTTTTGCATAATAAAACCCTGTTCCAGGATTATTACTACCCACATTTGCATTTAAAACATTATAGGCGTAGATACCGGTGTTATTTGCTGATAATGTACTAACTGATGAATTTACATTCACTACAGGTATAAAGCTGGTTGTGCCAAATTTAACCCATGTTCCGACAGGAATATTATACATATACTTCCAAATGTATCCGTCCTGGCCTGCGTTTCTATTTTCAATTATTCCTGTTGTGGCTGTCCCAGTTCCTGTGGGTTCATTTATAGTAACATTTCCTCCTCCATTACTTAAACATTTATATACATTATATTGTGAATTAATAACATGGAAACGATAATCGAATAAGTTTGCTGAAGGAATTCTGTCATTATAGTGCGCGTATACATTTCCTGCAGTCCAATTATATCGAGGGATGGCGTGAATAACATCATTTGTTGTGACTAATTTCATCGCCTCCATGTTATCCCAAATATCTCTCTGAGTGGCGTAATCGTCAACCGCTTGAGGTGGCGCATATTCAATAGGCCAAGTAGTGGGTTTCCCGAGGAAAACATAATATACTGTATTTTGTGCTTCAGATACCGATTCGACGAACGCTTTAGCGTTTAAAAGTCGTGTATCTTTTGTAATAATAGCTGCCATTCAGAGTCTCCGAAATATTTCTAATATTTATAGGAATTTATCCTAATCGTCTTATTAACTTTTTAACATGTACGTTACTAACATTGCCTGTGAATCCTGTTGCTGAAATAATAATATTTGCGATTGGGGTATCAATCCAAAAGAATTCACTATACGAACCGGGTGATGATCTTTCTGTTCCGATGAATGTATTTGATGCCAATGCTATAGAACCTGCTGAACTTGAAATAATTTCATAAGTCGCCATATACTTATTATTAGCATCAGCTGAATATTGTTGAATAGTATTAGAGGTTGCTGATGTGATATTTAAATTACCCAATGAAATAGATTGACCTGATCCTAATGCCCAATTAGAAGAAGAAGTAAAACGACTGTTTAAAATTACGTTTGACGATCCTTGGTATATGTCGGTTGACAAAGCAATTTGAGGATCTGTAAGTTTGTCATAATTATTAGTTACTCTCTCTGGAGTCCAATCTTGAATATCATAAATCCTTAAACTTGAATTGTAAAACTTCCATTTATCAAAATCTCTATAAAATATACCCGAGCTTCTATGTTTATAAATTTCTCTTGACACACGACCAACCGACTCAATTACTATTTGATTTATACCGCGTGAAGGAACATCAGCACCTATAGGATTGGTAATTTGAAGTCGCATTAAAGAGGTTGTATAAGCACCCCCCGGTTCAACTTTAGTAGCAGAAAATGCATTTGCAAAAACTAAGAACACCTTAGTGAATAATTTATGTCCGACAGGATGAATACTCTTCTTAATAATGTCTTTCCACAAATAAGAAGATTGGTCAGCAGTTATTTGATAAGAATAATCTTGATAAAAGTCACCGTCTTGTAGCTTTTTGTCATCTGAAATTTGACTGTTTTTATTTAAAAACTCTGCAGGATAGCTTGCAATCGCACCAAATCGAGGGACTAAATTTGCACTTCTTGCATCTAATGTCAAATTACCTGTAATTACACCAGCATTGCCGCGAATAAGAGTATTCGCTACATTAAACTTTTTGCTAGTTAAAACTGAATTAACACTATAAGTATTTGATCCTCGAGTAACACCAGATGTAAATGTTAAATTTATTGTGTCATTCTTAGACAATCCGTGAAATATTGCATTTCCTGTAGAAAAAAGTGTAATATCTGCAATGTTTCCCTTTAATGAAAACTCTCCATCATAGTCAATATTAGTTGAGGGGAAAAATAAATTTAAAGTGGTTGAATCATTATACTCATTAGTTGTGTTAATATGATTTACTAAATCAATTTGTCTTAATTGGCCAGTATCACCTACACGACCTATTGTTCCTAAGAAAGTCGAAATAGAAACTGAGTCAGCGTAAAGATCAGAGTCTTTTACATAACCTGTTCCTGCATCGATAATATCGATAGAAGTTATTGCATTATAAAACTTAATATTACCTACAATATCAAGATTACCCGTAGTTAAATTTGCATAATTTAATGATACGGTTTCTCCCGGTAAAAATATGCCGGTAAGCGAATCATCTTCAATTTTCATTTCATAAAGAGGTATAGTTCCATCTTCAAGAAATTTTATAGAAAAAAGAGAGTCAATAACAACAGAAGCGCCTGATTGTTGCCCTCTTATTAACCCTGCACCATACTCTGAAACTGAAATATTTGCAAGAGGGTCATATAAAAACATTGTCTTGACAGATTTCCATTCGGAGTCTGATGGGCGAAATATATCAACCTTAGGATAATAAACACTTATTTCAGCATCAAACAACAAACGAAACAATAAACGAATCGCTTTTTCGGATCCTTTTGACCCATGGTAATCAGTTAATCTTTTCGCAAGTAATCTTTTACTTTCTGTTGAACTAACAAGTCCACTATCAACCAATGAAAGTTGATCTTTAAATACGCTTTTGGGTAAGTTATACGCAAATTGACTAATAAAATAGTCAACGAAAGCATTTGCAGTTTCATCTATATCAGCAAATGAGCGCGCTTTTTGTACATTGTACTGAACTTGCCCATTCTGTTCATTATACTCATAATATTTTTCAAGAAAAGTTTGAAAAATAGGGTATGTATCCCGAATGAAATCAGGTACCTGATCCTCTATTAGTTGGGATAATTTTTCGTCGATATAAGTAGACATTATTATTTGGGTACCGCTAGAGTGCTTATTGAAATTCCTGCTAATCTATTAACAGCCTCATTTGCAGAATCTGTATCTAATCGTAACACTTGATTTTTTGAGGCAAAAATATCTTCCGAATCACGTGTTAAGCGTAAATATAATCTTAAATCTGTTTGATCAATTAAAAATCCATAAACGGAAAGACTATTAATTGAAACAACACCCGAATCATACTGTATTTTTCCAACGTTATTATTTAATATACGATTATCTTTGGTAGTAACCACCTTAATTGTACCGGTTTGTGCTTCACTTATTGTAATTGTGCCATAATCAACACTAGATTCTTGTGTTATTAAGGTTAGAGTTCTTGGTGTGGGTACAGAATCAACAACATAAATTCCGTCAAGAGCTGATCCTGTAAAGTTCACTGTAACTGTCTCGCCGGCGACCAACCCATGAGGAGCAAGAGGAGTGCTTACAGAAACTATTTGGCCAGTTCTTCTATAACTACCAGTAACAATTGTAGCGGTTGTGTTTTTAACATCAACTAATTTAGATTCAATAACCTCACCTAACAAATTATAAAAGAAAAAGGTTGACGATAATGCCTCCGGTTCAATTTTATTACCCAATTTAAAGTTTTGAGAAAAGGCGATCCCAGGATCGGGGTTGAATCTTCTTTCGAGAATTGGTATCATACTATTACTAATAATCGATTGTTTTGAAGCATCAATAGCTGCAATGAGCTTCGAAGCGGAAAAATCATCGCCAAATTTAGTAATGTTTGAATTGAAATAGTTTTGTATTGCAGAGGAAATGGCATTTTCAATGTCTGTTGAACTATCATTCGTAATATTAGGATTATACTTAGCGATATCTTGAATAACGATATAAAAGATTTCGGGATCAACAAACTCAGTTTGCATTCCTAACATTCGACGCTTATCAATTTCTGTAAGAATTTGTGACTTTCTTGTTGTAGTCAGAACCTGATTCGGTTTAGTCTGAATTGAAACAAATGCTTTTCCATATTTTGGAGGATCATTATCTTCTCCTCCCCAAACCACTACTTGCTCAATGAAAGAATAATTTCCTTTCAAAAAATTAACGTAATCTTGTGTTGTTACCAATCTATTTTGTGCTGTTGAATTTCTAACTGCATTAAATCTAATTTCGTCAATAGTTTCTTCAGGAGCGGCCCCCGAAGACTTTTGTGTTACAGAAATACTAATATCAGTGTAACCTTGAATAGATGTTGCAACGCTGAATGTTTGAGGAATTTTTTCTGAAACATTTGCTGCTTCACCTGCAGTCACTAAATATTCCAATGTGACTTGATTGCCCGCCGAGAGTGCTTTACCTAAAATGCCGTCGCCAAAATATACCTCATATAAACCAAATGCATTTTGTTCAAGAAAGTATACTTCCGCAGCACCGGTTAGGTCAGTTATATCTTTTGTAAACTTTGCATAAGCTGCAGTTTCTGTAGATGTTGAGCTTGGTTGAACAGAAACCTT